ATATTAAACATATAATAATTATATATCTTAATATAAAATTACAATTCATAAATAAAACTTAGTAAAATTATTATAATTAATCTTTTTTATATTTAATTTAATTTTTTTTATTAGCATGCACCTGGAACTCCACAGTCTGTTTCTGGTCCTCCAAATCCTTCACGTTGATTATAAATATTACCTCCTTTTACTTGCATATCATAATCATAATCTTGGAAGAATATAGGTACATCACGAGATCCAGTTAATCCAGATACATTACCTTGGGAAGCTTGCCAAGCAGCTACACCTTTAGCTTGAGCGGCCACCATTCGATCATTTAAAGACTCTCCATCTGGTCCGGCTTGAAATCTATTGGCATATTGAGTATCATTTGGATTCGAGAATTTAGATACATACTCAGGATGAGCAACGTATATAGTTAAAACGATTATCCATATTGTTAAAATAACTACCCAAGCAATCATCGCAGTTTGCATTTTATCTACTCCACCGATTATCGACATATTTTAAATTTTATATTAGTAAATCTCTAAATTATATATATTATATATATTATAATATAATATTAAAAAAAATAAATATTAATTAATTAAGTATGTAATAAATATGTGAATTATATATATATTTAAATATTATTCATATTTTTTAAGTTTATCCATATGCATATTCATTTTTTTAGATAATTCAGCTGAATCTAAGTTTGAATATTTACATTTATCAGGATGAATCTTTAACATAATGTTTTTATATTCTTTCTTTATATTTAAATATTCTTCTTCTGTATAAAATTTATTACTAGGAATTTTAATAAATTTATGAATAGTATTGAGTAAATTTCTTGATTCATTTTTATTTGATTTTTCTAAATTATTTAGTTTTTCTTTTAAATGAATTTTACAATAATGTAAATTATTATGTAGTTCAGTTCCAATTTTAGTACATTTAGTATCGTCTTTCTTAATGCCATTACATAAATTAATACTTTCTAATTTAATAATTTGTTTTAAATGTATTTTGCAATAATATATTTCATTATGTAATTCAGTACCTTTTTTATCACATTTAGATTTATCCTTTTTAATTCCATTACATATATGTATATTTTCTAATTTAATAATTTGTTTTAAATGTACTTTACAATAATATATTTCATTATGCAATTCAGTACCTTTTTTATCACATTTAGTTTTATCTTTTTTAATTCCACTACATATATGTATGGTTTTTTTATTAGATTTTGTTTTTTTTTCTTTATTATTAACTTTTTCATCTTCTGTTTCATATTCTTCTTCGATTTCATCCTCTTCGATTTCATCTTCTTCGATTTCATCTTCATTAATTTTTTGTATAAATTCTTCTTCATCTGATACAAAATTTTTATCTTCTTTAGTATAAGAATATTGATTATTAGACATGATAGAAATAAGAGAAATATTAGAAGTGAAAGGCGTGGTTACATAATATAATCATATAATAAATTCAATTTTATTTTTTTCACATTAATTTAATAATTAATTAAATAATTAATTATTTATTAGTATAAATAAAATTAATTAAAAAATTATTTTTAGATGTCTACAGCTAATACACAAGTTAAAAGATCTGTTGGTAGACCTCGTTTGATACAAAGAATAGATCCATTACCTAAATTAGGAATTTTAAATAGTCCTAGTAATGAAGATAATTTGGTAGAATTATCTTATGATAATGTATCTATTTTTAAAAAAATATTTAATTTACTTAAAACTATGAATGTAAAGGAAATTAATATACAATTTAATAATAATTATACAAAAATTTTTGGAATTGATCATTTAGAAAAGAATTTAATAAATATAAAAATCGATTCCAATAAATTAAATCATTATTATTGTGAACATCCAATTAATATTACACTAGATCCAAAAAATTTAGATAAAATTACACAAAAAATTGATAAACATTATAGTTTATTTTCAATTATTTTAAAAAAAAAATCATATAGAAATAATATTATTATTATTCTTAATAATAAAATACTGTCAATTGATGAATCTCATATTATTAATCTAATAGAAACTAATGTTGATTATGATAGTTTTAATGATAAATCTGTAGACTATAATTTATATCCTTTAAAATTTGAATTAACTGGTAAATATTTTAAAAAGTTAATTAATGATGTTTCTACATTTAGTGAAATATTTACTATTGAAAAGGTAAATAATAATCCATTACAATTTATATATAAAAATATCAATAATACTATTAAAGGATTTAATATTTGTAAAGATAGTAGTAAAATCAAATTACAATCTTCATTATCCGAAAATGATATTTTTTCAGTATCTGTTCGTATTGATTATATTAAAGCATTAAGTAATTCATTATTAAGTGAAAAAATCAAAATTTATGCAGATTCTGAAAATGATTTAGTTTTTAATCTTTTAATTGATAATGGATCTTTTGAAATTATAATTTATACTTCTATTAATAAATTTACTTAAAAAAAATATAATATAAACTCTGTATACAATTTTCAATATTAAATTTTTACACCATTTTTACACAATTTTTAATAATAAATCTTTATTTTTATGACCTAGATTGGCAAGCTTATCTGCCATTATATTGCCTTTTTCATAGAAATTAAGTTCTTTTTCTTTATTTTTATCTGCATGACCATTTACATGTTGGAATACAATTTCAATTCCATTATCATATAAATTATGCATATAATAATTAATTAAAATAATTAAATCTAAATTTTTTTTTTCACATATTATAAATTTTTTAATCCAGCTATTAGTCCATTTTGTAATAACATTAATCCAAAATTCAGAGTCACTTACAATCAAATATTTATTTCTAGATTTTAATTTAAAATCTACAGAATTAATATCTTTTTTAATATTAGTTAATTTATCTAATTTAAAATTATCAATAATAGATTGCTTGGTAGAATATTTATCAATAGTCAACAATTTGATGTATACTAATGAATAGAGAATAGCATAACCTTCTGCTCTAATATTAGTTCCAGAAAATTGATTATATTGTTTATTTAAAACCATATCATCTGACTTATGAATCTTACATTTTGAAAATGAATTATTACCATATATTGCATAATATGTACATGAATCAGCACTACATTTAGCATCAATATCATTATTATGAGTAATATTCATATAAATAATATCATATGTATTCATATTATATAAAATCATGTCTTTATCAATCTTTTTAATAATTTTTGTATCATTATGATTGTAATATTGAGAATTTTCATCATTACATACTATATAAATTCCAAATCCAGCTTTATTTCTACTATCATGTTTTCCATTTCCTAAACAACTTCCATCAGTAAAGAAGATTAAATTATATTGATCTAAATATTCTTTACTTTCTATATTAGAGGTATTATTAGAAGTATTATTAGAAGTATTTTTATCAGATCTATTAAAAGCATTATCTAAAATATGATCCATATCAATATCAGAAAAATCCATTTTATTAAATTGACCTTTTACTTACTTCTTTACTACTTATATATCTATTACTTAATAGCAAATTCAATTTTAAAAAAAATAAAAATACATATTTTTTAGATGATACATTAATTTATCATAGTCTCTTTTATAAAATCAGTTAATTCTTCTATTTTTTTTGATTTCTTTTTATACTTCTTAGTTAATTTAAGTAATTCAGAATCTTTTACAGATAAGATATTTTTAGTATATTCTATTTTATAATCATTATAATATTTAAATACTTTTTCTAGTAGTAAATAATAATTAGCATATACTTTTGTATTTTTTGATCTAATTAAACATAATTTAAATGCATATGGTGTTAACATATATTCTTTTACATTTTTAATTCCTTTAGTTATATCCTGTTGTTGCGGAATAACCCGTATAATAAAATCCTTATTCTCTATCAATTCTAATCTATTTAAACATTCTTTAATATCATTTGATCTACCTGATGTAATAATTTTATATTTTTTTAACTTACTATGACCAATGATAAATTCATCATCTTTATTGCATATTTCTAAAAAATAGCTCATAAATGATATATTTATATCCTTATAAAATATATTATGAATTTCTTTAAAATAATCAATTAAATTAATATCAATCATATTATTAATAAGATTTGTGTTATATTCGGTAATAGATAACATCATTATATTACATATTAATTTGGTATCAATTTTTTTTTATTCTTATTTTAGTCATATTTTTTTTTGATTTTATATTAGTCATATTTTTGTAAAAATATTTTTATTATTTGTTTGTATTTTCTTGTTCAAGGATAAACAACACAAAATATAATTTTTCTATTTAAATATATTATTTACTATATAATATACTGTTTATTTTAAGATAATTTATACAAATATAAAAGATAATAAATACAAATAGATAAATTATGTTTATTTGTACTAAATGTAATAAAAAATTTAAACATAAATCATTATTAGAAAGACATAATAATAATAAAAAATCATGTATTACTTTAGTAGAATCTTATGATTGTAACATATGCGAATCACAATTTAAACATAAATCATTATTAGAAAGACATGAAAAATCAAAAAAGCATATAAATAATTATAATGTACATATAGAAAATTTAAATGCTAATATTAATATAACTAATAATATTTATACATTTCCAGAAGGAACTAAGCCATTTAGTGAAACTAATTTACATGCTATTGGTTTAACTGATATTGATAAATTAATGATAGAAGATTATAAATTAATGAAGATTCTTAATAGTTTTAAAGAAGATGAAGAAAATATATATGGAAGTAATGAAATATTTGTTATAATTTTTAAATATTTTATTAAATTATTTGCAAAATTACATTTTAATTTAGCATATACGGAGAATAATAATTGTGCTATATTTTCATTTAATAAAACACATAATGATTTAATTGAATATTATGTATTAGAAATTGATAATAATTTCCATCTATATTCATCAAAAAAAATACAATATAACATTTTTATAGAAAAATTTATAAATCTTTTAAAAAGAATAAATTATGAATTTGAATCTGATGATTTTAATATTTTATTAAAATATATTATCAGATATGATAAATTATTAACAGATGATTATACTAAAATAAACATTGAAAATGATTTATTAAATGAATATAATAAATTTAATGATGTAAAAGATGAAAAAGCCTTAGAAGATGAGGAATTAAGTAGAGCAAGAATATTATTTCTTAAAAAAGCATTTGGTCATATAGAAGGTAAGAAAGTACCATTACATTTAATTAAATCTTAATACCAAAATATAAATTTAAGTTTGTAATTTTAGTTTTTTTGTCAAATCTTTATTTAATTTTTTTTCAATCTTTAATTTTTTTTTATAATATTTTTTATAATATTTAGTAGGATTAAATACTCCATTTTTATTAATATTCTTTATTTTATTTAACCATAATTGTTCATATGCATTTAAATGTTTTGAATCTACAATTTTGTATTTTCCTAATATAACACATTCAAAATTTTTAATACCATATTGTTTAAAATATGGACATATAGCACATTTAGTTTTAGTATAACCATTATTCCAATTACTAAAACTTATCTTATGTCTTTTCCATCTAGTAGATAATCTACATACTGTAGAACCAATATATACTATATCTTTTATAGTTTTATGAAAAATCTTATATATAATGCCATTTCTTATACTATTTTTATAAGTATTAATGTAATTTCTTTTATTTTTTTTATAAGGTTTTTTAAATTTAGTTTTATTTGACATTTTATATAAATTTATATAGTCTTATCTAATAATAGTTAAATTCAAAATTGAATTAAAAGTATAAAAGTTATATAAGAAAAGTGTTATATAATATGATTTTTAATCTTATAGTATGTACTGATAATAATTATGGTATTGGAAAGAATAATGAAATTCCATGGAGTTTTACTAAAGATCTACAATATTTTAAAAAAATGTCGATTGGAGAGAATCTAAATAATAAATACAATGTTGTTATTATGGGTAACAATACATATAAATCAATTCCATCAAAATATAGACCATTAGAAAAAAGAATAAATATTGCATTATCAACATCAAATACACCAACTAATAATAATTTATTAGAAGATATTGAATATATAAAAAATAATATAATATATTTTAATAATGTTAATTATATCTTATTATATCTAGATAAAATTAAAAATTATATTAATGATTGTTTTATCATTGGCGGATCTAAGATATATGATATATTTTTAAATCTAAAATTAATAAATACTATTTATTTAACTCAAATAAATAATAAATCTTATGAATGTGATATCTTTTTCAATTTTGAATCATATAAAAAGCAATTTGAAATTAAATATAGTGATAAATATATTGATTTTGATAAAAAATCAAAAAATTATTATATACTACTTAATTATGAATATTCATATATTAATAAAGAAGAAAATAAATTTATTAAAACTATTAATAAAATTCTAAATAAAGGAGTATATAATTTAGATCGAAGTGGAGTTGGTACATTATCAATCTTTGGTAAATCTTTTACATATGATATTAGAAATTATCGACTTCCTCTATTTACACATAGAAAAGTATTTTTAAGAGGTATAGTTGAAGAATTACTATTCTTTGTTTCTGGAAAGACTGATACCAAAATATTAGAAGAAAAAAAAGTAAATATATGGAGAGGACATACTTCTAGAGAATTTTTAGATTCTAGAGGTTTACAGCAATATAAAGAAGGTTCTTATGGCCCATCTTATGGATTTCAATTGAGACATTTTAATGCCGATTTTATTGACGATGAAACAGATTATACAGGAAAAGGATTTGATCAATTAGAAGATGTGATTAATCAAATTAAAACAAATCCCACATCTAGAAGGATATTATTTACATATTGGAATCCATCAGCATTAAACAAGGTTCCATTACCTAGCTGTCATATATTATATCAATTTCATGTAAATATTGATACTAATGAATTATCTTGTAGTTTTTATCAGCGATCTAATGACTATATGTTAGCTGGTGTATATAATATTTGTTCTGCATCTATACTTGTATTTATGTTATGTAAATTAACAGGTTATAAACCTGGAAAGATTATACATAATATTGGAAATATTCATATATATATGAATCAAATAGAAGTAGTTAAAACAATTATTCAAAATAAACCATATAATTTCCCATTATTATTTATTGAAGATCCAAAAGATGAAATTAAAAAAATAGAAGATTTCAAGTATAATCATTTTAAATTATTATTTTATAATTCTCATAAAAAATATAATATTTCTATGGCAATTTAAAAAATAAAATTGAAATATATAGATAATATGTATATAAATAACCATGTCTGAATATCATTATGAAAAAATAAATTTATCTGATTATAATACATCAATAAGCGATAATATCAATGATAATACTAAATTAAATAAAAAAATAAAAATTAAATACATATATATTCATTATACAAATTATCCATTCTATAAAAAAATGTCTAAATAATAGAATTAAATATCATTTTATTTTTTATATTTATTTATATATAATTATCAAAAAAACTAGACAATCAATTAAAATAATCATTTATAAAATGTTCAATCTTTTAAAATATAAAATAATTAATACATTTTTTAATAAAAAAAATATTAATGATAATGATGTTTATATTTTAGAAGACAGTAATGCAGAATATTATGAAAATAATCAATCAAATAATGATATTATTATAGATATACCAATGCTAGAAGATTTAGAACCTTCTACTTATGAAGATGATTTATTAAAAATACAACAAGATAAGAAAACATTATTTAATATACAACAAAATAATATATATAGATTTGTAAAACCAAGAAGATTATATAAAAAATATAATTACACTGAATATCCATTTTATACTAAATAAAGATATAATTAATTACTTTTCTTCATTTTTCTAATATCAATCATATTTTTTAATTTATGTTTTGAACAAAATCTCTTTTTTTTAATTCCATTATAATTAAAAAATCCATTTTTAGTACAGTCTTTAAATTCACATTTTTTTGAATATATATCTACCATATCAGTTAATTTATGAATAGAACAATATTCAGCTGGATATATATCTTTAAAATTAAATGATGCTCTATTATAACATCCAGTTTTATTGCATTTTTTATTTTTTACATCTATCATATTATCAGATTTATGTATATGACAAAATAAAGGTTTATTAGAAGTTATAATATTATAATATGGATATTTATAACAATCATTTTTAATACATTTTCTTGATACTATATCAATCATACCATCTTTTTTATGTTTTCCACAAAATTTAGGTTTTTTTCCTATAAAATTAAATCCAGCTCTTATTGTACACTTTAACTCTTCACAATGTTTATTTTTCACATTAATCATATTTTCTAATTTATGAGTAGAACAATAATGTGGCATACACCCATTATAATTAAAACTAGCTATTTTTAAACAATCAATATTATAACAAATTGTCATCTTATATATATTTAATAAAAAATTCAATTTTTAATATATATTATATATATATAATATATATAATTATTATAGAAAAATGCCTTCTTTTATAGATCGAACTAAAGCAAGTTTAAGTGATTGTAATCAATTTAATGATACATTTTCCATGTCTTTATTAATTTTTGTAATATCATTGTTTATTTTAGCTGTAATTGGATTATTATATTTATGGGAAATGACAAATGGTTTTCTCATGTACTTGTTCTGGATAAATGTAGTTTTATGTCCACTATCATTTTTGGTAACCTTATATTGTCCTATAACAACTTATAGAGAAATGAGTAAATTACAATATAATAGTTCAGTTAACTTATAAATAATTTAGTATAAGAAAATTAAATATTATCTATCCAAATATTTAAAATATCGTCTAATTGACTTTGTGTTAAAATTTTAGTTTCTACATAATCTTTATTCATTTCTAATCTTATTTTATTTTTTAAAGAATTATTATATTCATTTTCATCACTTTCATTATCATATATATTTTTATCTAATGTATTTCTAATTGCTATACATTTATTCATAATTTCTTCATTTAAAAAGTCATAAGTTTTAATATTTACATTAATATCTAATAAATTAATTGAATTTATTATTCTATTAAATATTCCAGTATGACATACTATATTATTATTTTCTACACAATCATTTAATTCTAATATTAAATTTGAAAGAAATGTTTTTTGTATATCTTCATTATATTCATTATATATTCTATTAAAGATTAAAATTAATAATTCTGATAATGTCATGTTATTTTTATATGATTTAGTTGAATTTGTATTTATACTTTCTAAAACATTTAGTATATTATTTTTTTTAATATTATCAAAATTTTGCTTATTTATTTCGTCTTTAATTATATTATTAATTTCATTTATATTTAAGTTAATTTTATTAGATATAGATTGATTTGTTTTAATATTATTTATAGAATTTTGTATTGTATCATTTACATAAGTATCATGAATATTTTGATTATCATTTAATATAGGGCGATGTATCGGAAATTCATCAATTCTTTCTACATTTTCTTCTATTTCTACATTTTCCTCGTCAATTAAATAATTATTGATATCATCTAATATAGAATTATCTACCACAATATTTTGATTATCATCAGATTTATCTAATATATTATTTAATAAATAATTATCAATAGAATTTATATTATTTAAGTCAAAATTCTCTAATATGTCATTTATTTTATTATGAGCGAATAATCTATTTTTTTTACTTATTATATCATTTTTCTTTTTTATAAATGTAAGATATAAATAATAATATTGAATAGCTTGAAATAAATTTTTATCTGTATAATGATATTTAATTGCGGTACTTAATAATACAGTTTCATTATTATTTATATCTTGTAAATAATATTTAATCGCATTTTTTGAATCTCGATTTTTTTGATAATTTCTTGCTATTTTTAAACAATTAAATTGTTTATAAATATGAAATAAAAAAATAGATATTATTATTAAACTAATAATAATTAAAAAATACATTAGTAAATATATTAATCTATATAAATTTTTTTATTATCTATATAAAAATTATATTAATGTAATCTATATAAAAATTTTCTAAATTCTTCCATGTGTTCATCTTTTATTTTATTCTCTGCAAAATAACTATATGGTGTTCCATTTAATCGTTTCCATATATAAAATAATGCATAACTACCGCAATTTGCAGTATCGGCTCTTTGATGTTGAATATCTGTTACTTTAACAAAATTACATTTTTTTACTTCTCTAGTAATTTCATCTGCTAAATTTATAAAATATTGTTTACATGCTTTATTTCTAATATCATATCCAGAACTATTAAAATATTCAATATTATATGGTTGATCATCATCTGATGAAAAATCCATAAATATACTAAACCAATGTATACCACCTCCTGATGATACATCAGTATTAAATACGATACCAAAATTTTTTAGATCTCCATTATAAGTAAAAATATTATTTTCTTTTTTACATTCATCAATAAAATTTATATCCTTTATACACCTTATATCATAATTAATAACATCTGAATATGTAGGATTAAACATAACCAAGTCTATCATATGTATATTACTATAATAATAACCAGGAAATAAAGTTTTAAATTGATGTTGAATTTGATCAATTTCTGAATTATTAAGCCAATGATTTTTATCATAACTTTTAGTTATTGGTTTAAAATAAGTTATTATTGCTGTTTTAATATTAGCTTTCTTTTCTTTATCTTCAAGTTTTTTATCTAATTTATTTAAAACACATATTTCCATATCCTGTACATTATTTGTAATAGGACATTCTGTTTTATGAGCTAATTCCTTTATTATCTTATCTGCTGAATTATAATCTGTTTTTAATATATCCTTTTGTAAATTTTTTATTATAGGTGCTGGAAGACATGTTTTAGATTTACTACTATCTTTATTTAGAATACATATACTCATATTGCATACGCTTTATATAATATATAACTATTTATATATTATAATATATTATCTCATAAAATTAATAATTATAATATTATATAAATAAAAGAATAAAAATTAAAAATATGTCAGATCTTGATTCTAAAAATTCAACCTCATATCCTAAAATATTGTATGATGAATTAGAAAAATTAAACCAAGGAGATAAAGAAAATCTTATAAAAATGAATTTATTTGATTATCAAAAATATGTATTTGATTACATGACTAAAATGGATAATAGAGGTATATTATTATATCATTCTGTAGGTAGTGGAAAATGTATGAAAATAGATACCCCTATATTAATGTATGATGGATATATAAAAAAAATACAAGATATTGTAGTTGGGGATTTAATTATGGGCGATGATAGCACACCCAGAAAAGTATTATCATTAGCCAGAGGAGTTGATAATATGTATGACATTATATCGAATAAAGGAAGTAAATACACTGTAAATGAAGCACATATATTATGTCTTAAGGTTCCATCATATCCATTATTAAAAATAAACCAATCTGGGTATACAGTACATTGGATTAAAAATAATAAATTTAATATAAAAAGATTTAATTTTAATAAAAAAAATAAAGATAAAAAATATAAAGATGCTAATATTTTTTTAAATTCTATTAATAATTCTCAAATTATAGAAATATCTGTATTAGACTATTTAAAATTATCAAATAGTAAACAGAAACTTTTATATGGGTATAAGGCTATTATAGATTTTAAAGATAAAGAAATTAATGTAGATCCATATGTTTTGGGAATATGGATCGGCGATATAAATACAGATATATTTGTTATAAATAATCCAAATAAATTTACATTTGAAATTCAAAAATTAGGATTAATAAATAATAAACATATTCCTCATATTTATAAATGTAATTCAAGAGAAAAACGTTTACAATTATTAGCAGGCATAATAGATGTATCTGGTTCATATAATATAACTGATGGATATATAATGAAATTAAGTAATATATATACAAAATTAATAAATGATATATTATTTTTATGCAAAAGTTTAGGATTTTTGTGCTATAAAAAACAGATTAATAAAATTATATATATATTTGTTAATGGTAATAAAATAAATGAAATACCTACACAAGAATTTAACAAAGAATCTATAATTAATTCAACATACGATATTACAAAAGGAAAAAAGATAAGAGTAGTGTATAAAAATATCGATAACTATTTTGGATTTACTATAAATGGTAATAGTAGATATGTGTTAGGTGATTTTACTGTAACTCATAACACAATAACATCTATATCAATAGCTGAACATTTTAGACAATTAAATAAAGATATTATAATATTATCTTCTAAATCTTTACAAAATAATTATAAAAAAGAAATAACGGCTTTTAGTAAAAAATTAAATTCAAATATAAATGATGAAGAAATTGAATCTATAATTTCTTCTTATAAATTTGTTACATCTAATGCAAAAAATATGATTAAATCATTAGAAACAAAAGGATCTAATAATACAGCAAAACTTAATAAAAAACATATAGAAAATATAGAAAATATATTATCAGATATAAATACACAAAATTTAGAAGATAAAATTTTAATAATAGATGAAGCTCATAATTTATTTAATTCTATATCAAACGGTTCAAAAATTGCTAATGAATTTTATGATATGGTTATGAATACTAAAAATATCAAATTAATATTTTTATCAGGTACACCTATTATTAACGATCCATTTGAAATTTCAATATGCCTAAATCTTTTATATGGTCCAATATATTCTCATAATATAAGAAAAAGAAATAATAAAGATTATACTACTATATTACCTGAATATTATACTGATTTTAAAAAATATTTTATAAATGAAGATGGAAGTTCTATTAAAAATGTAAATAAATTTATGAATAGAATATTCGGTTTAGTATCTTATTATGGTGATTTTTATTTCGAAAGTCAAGGAAATGTAACTGATGAATTAAAAAAAACATTAAAGAAAAAAAATTATCCTGATAGATTGCCTATTATATTTGAAATTGTTGAAATGTCTAAATATCAAAATATAGAATATACTAAAGCAAGAAATATAGAAAAAAAAGAAAATACATCCTTTAGAGGAAGCAAGGAAAGCAAGGAAAGTAAAAATGCTGGTTCAATAGTAAGAGAAAAAAACAGCGCATCTACATCTTATCGTATTAAATCAAGACAATTATCTAATATATATATACCAGATAATACCACAATAATTAAACAAAATTTAAGAATTTATTCTCCTAAATTAGATATAATGTTTAAAAATATAAATGATAAATATAAGAATAAAATTTCTTTAGTATATAGTACATTTTTAGAATATGGTATAAAGGCATTTGCTAAAGTTTTAGAATTTAATAATTATAAATTATATAATAAAAATGAAGAATATAACAAAGAATTTAAATATTATTCTATATTTTCAGGTGATCAAAGTTCGGAAGAAAAAGCTGATATATTGAATAGATTAAATTTAGAAGAAAATAAATATGGAGATTTAATTAGTATTTTACTTATATCTAAATCAGGTACTGAAGGTTTAGATTTAAAAAATGTAAGATCAATTCATATTATGGAACCATATTGGAACTTTTCTCTTATACAGCAAATTATAGCAAGAGGAGTAAGATATAAATCACATGTAAATTTACCTGAAGCAGAAAGAAATGTACAAACTTATATATATTTATCAGATTATAATAAAGAAATGTTAGAAAATGAAAAAAATAAAATAAAAGAAAGAACAGAAAAAACAAAAAAAGCAAAAAAATCTAAAAAAGATCAAATAGAAATGACTACAGATATAAATATATTTAAAAATGCGGTTAAAAATCAAGAATTAATATATAAGTTCTTAAAAGTAATTGCATCAACATCAATAGAATGTCCATTCTTTAATAAAAATAAAATAAATTATGATTGTTTTAATTGTATAAGTGATAATAAAGAGTTATATCACGAAGATATAGATAAAGATATAGAATTATCTAATAATTGTAAAAGAATTACTACTATTAAAGCAGAAGAAATAATAATAAATGGTGAAACATATTATTATAGAGTTTTAGATAAAGAAAAAAATATTATAGAAGTATTTAAATATAATGATACATTGCAAGGATATACTAAATTAAATAATCAAGAAATTATTGATAAAATTAAAAATATTAAGTTAAGTATCACTATGCTTTAATGTTGAAAGTAGAGTAATCAATGATTCTAATTGTTCTTTTTTTCCAGGATTATTTTCTTTTTCAATTGCATATTTAATGTCTGTTTTCACATTGTTAGAAATAGTTGCTATTTCTTTATATGTATTATTAAATATTTCTACTTTTTTTTCATCTTCAATAATATCATCTGTTGTTTTAATTACCTCTCCTATTTCTTCTAATTTATTAATTATTTCATCTTTTAGTTCACTTGTACTCTCACCATCTATCCCTATACTAATTTCAGATGCTTCGGATTCAGATTTAGATTCACCGTGACCTGTATAAAATTTGTCTTTTAATTCAATAAATTTTCTTTGAATAAACTTTAAAGTACTTAGATTAGATATAAAAATACCTTTTTTACGTTGTTCTAATAATGATTTATAAGATTCAACTCCTAATATAATTGACAATATACCAGATAATAATCCTAAACATATATTTAATAATAATGTTAAAAATCTATAATTTCTTAATACATTATCTATATCTTTCCCATTATCTTCTAATTGTTTCTTTTCTGCATCTGATAATTCAGGATAATCTCCATTAATATTATAATTATTCCATATTAATATAATAATAATAAATATAATAAGAAGTAATATTAATAACTTTCCAAAATGACAATTCCATAAAATATATTTCAGTCTATATGGATATTTTATAAATATTTTTTTAAAAAATGATTTTGGTTTATATAAAGATTTTGTTTCTTTTTCAGGATTGGGTGTATATCTATCGGCCATACTTATTATATATTATCTATATTATTTTATTCCCAATAAAAATAAAAATATTTATGGTTTTATCAACATAGATTTAACCATTTCGCTATACCCATATCGTGCCAGTATTTTTTTAAATTCGTCTATATTATCTTTTTTAGATAATATATATTCTAATTCAGATATAGTTCTATTTCCTAGATATGGTGGTATATAAAAAGTTTTTGTTTCAATTATTTTATCTGATTTAATTTCAATAATGATAATTTTTTTTGTTTTTATTTTTTTAATATTATCTTGACCTACTTGGGGTTTCAATTTATTAATTTGCGTGTCTATATTATCTTCAATTATACTTGTAATTTGCTTAATAAGTTTTTTTTTACGTGCTGTATCACCGGTTATAAAAGAATCTATTGCGAAATATATTAAATAACCTATTAATAGTACCATCAATAATAAGATTGGTATTGCTTTATCTGGATTTTCTTTAATCCAAGACGACATATTTTTAAATATATTATCGGGTATATTTAAATTTTTATTATCAGCAATATTTATTATCTAATATCTATATTATTTTATTCCCAATAAAAATAAAAATATTTAATATTAGATTTCTTTTTTCTTTCTTCTAATTCTAAACGTATTAGTTCAAATTTTATTAAATCGCAAATATTATTCTTTCTATTTTTAATTTGAGATATTTTATTTTTATCTATTTTTAATTTTTTGCAAATTTCAAATAATTCAGGCTTATCAATATTTAGACAATTTAATCCTGTTTGAATTTGTCTCTTATCACTTAATTTCTTAGTTGTGTTATCAGTTTTTATTTTAAATACAATATCAAAACCAATATTTACTTTTTCTAAATATCCAATAATATTTGGATTATCAATAAATTTCATATTTGTATTTGAGTATTTTAATTTATTAAACCAGAACTTTTTTGGATTGTAAAATCTAAGTTCTTTAGTAAATATATGACCTACTGGTAACAAATAATCAAATATTTTAATTATTTTCTTTTTATCTAGTCTATTTTTTAAATAATTGTCAGTTTCAGCTATTGCTTTTTTATAATATGTAAATTGAAGTTTAGGTGTTATATTTAATTCATCTTCTAATGAACTTACTAATAAATTATAATTATAATTGATATTAATATCATCAGATACTGTAAATGTAACATTTTTTGTAGATATTATATATTTTTCATATATTTCTGCTAATTCTTTATCTAATTTATTTGCAAATATAATAACATTAAATTTATTATAAAAATATAGTAGATTTAAATATAAATCATGATTTATATTAATAGCATATTCAGGATTAGTATAAAGATTAAATAAATATTCTATAATCTCTTCTATCATTGCTAAATGAAATTCATTGTCATATTCATAAATTATATTAAACATATCTGTAATATCTACATTTGAATATTTTTGAATAAAATATTTTTTAATAGTAGTATAATCATTAATATTATTATTTTTTATAAATTCATTTATATCAATTTCATTATATTCTATTTTTTGATGATTTCTATATATTACATCATAATCAATATTTATATTATCATATAAATTTTTTGATGAATTATAATCTTCCAATTTAATTAACATATAATATTTATTAATATATACTATAATATTAATATCATTCTTAATATCATATATATATTTTTCATCATTATTAAATAAATTATTTATAAGAGCCGATTTAATTTCTTCATTTTTACTTATAATATTTATATTAGATTTATTATATACTAAAAAATCTAATGCTAATATAAAAGCATTTTCTGATATTAATTCTGTATTATATTGAGTTTTAAAATAAGGATTTTTAACATTATCAAATAGATCTTTATAAGTCCATATATTAGAATATTCTATAAACATACGTTTTATTATATATTTACATCTATTAATTTCATCTTGATAATAATAAGTATTAAATGTATTATCATTTAATTTATGATAATTTATTTTTATTAATTTTTTTCTGCTTATATGATCTATACTATATATATCATTATTATTTTGTACTTCATTTGAAGGAAAATTAATATTATAATTAATATCAAAATCTATAGCATTTTCTACAAATATATTATTAATTTTTTTTATAACTTTATAAATATTAATTTTATATTTATATTTCATTTCTTCAAAAGTATATATATATGATTTAGATTTTTCTTGTAAATACGTTGGCATTGATGATACTAAAATATATATATTAACATGTCTTTTATCTGATGGTAGATTAATATGTGAATTTTTTCTAATAGCTCTACCAAATATTTGAATCACAGTTGATATATTAACAGGTTGATGTACCATAATCAAATTTTGTACACATTTTAAATCATATGATTCTTTAATTGCTTGAGAACCAATTATAATTCTTATTTCTTCTCCGTTATTATTACTATCTAAATTAAATTGTTCTATTTTTTTTTCTATAATATTTTTATTTAATAAACTAGAAATTAATATAAATCTAATTGGTATAAATTCATGTGATTTTTTTTTGTCTTCATTGTGATTATGTTTAAAATCATAACAAATACCACATCTAGAAAATTTAACTGGTACTTCATTTTGTTCTAATATTCCATTATTTTTTAACACTTCTCCTATAAAATTAACACCAGATACTTGTACAAAATTATGATATATAAATATTTTACCTTTATTTTCTAAAATAATATTTTTAATAATTGATAACATTTTATAATATTTTGTAGAATATTTTTTTATATTTTCATAAGATAAAAAGTTACCAGTTAATGTATTATATAATAATTTATCATCTTTAATAATATCAATATCATTATCAGTTTTCCATTTTTTTGTAGCATTTGATATTTTTTTATTAATATCATTCTTGGTATATATGCCAGTTTTACTCTTTGAGTTAATACTTGTATTATCATCTGGATCTAATATTACAAAATCATTTAAATATCTATTATTAGATTCTAAATTTATTTTATACTGAGTTAAACTATCAGTAATATTTAAAATATCTTCATATTCAACATGTTCTTCAGTATCATTAATATCTATATCAGTAATTATATTTTTATTTGTAATATATTCTTCTGATAATTTTTTATATGTTTTAAAATGTAAATCACTCATAGGACATTTTATAAATTTTAAAAAATCAATACCAGGAATAGTTTCACCAACTATTTCTTTAGATGGATATAATTCTAAATTCATATCTTTTAAGTATGATATTTTACCAGTTATATATTTTTTAATAATATCATTTCCATTTGATGTAATATTGTTATTCTTATCAAATAGATCTTTTTTATTAATTTTAATATCAGAATTTAATAATTCTAGTAAACTTATTATTTCTATAGGTTTATTATTAATAGGTGTTGCAGATAATAATAATACTCTAATTGCCTTAGATTGTTTATAGTGATCAAATATTATTTTAAGACACATTCCCCAATTATTAATATCAGATGAATTATATACATTATGAATTTCATCACAAATTATCAATGATTTATTA